CTCAACGAGCTAAGACAGGGAAACCAGTCTCGCCCGATTGGACTTCGTTAATTAGGTCTGTTTCTTAAAAGGAACCTATCATGCCTATTGGTGGCGGTATTATCCCAACAGCAGGCACCAGTCAGTACAATGAACTGACCTACGTTACCCGTAGGGCTTTCATTCCGAAACTGGTTGTCCAGCTTTACAACTCAACTCCCCTGCTTGCTGCATTGCTTGCCAATTCTCAGACCGCTTCAGGCGGTGTGTCATCGGTAACCGTGCCTGTTCAGGGTTCTCAGTTTGTCAACGCACAATGGTCGGACTACAGCGGTTCGTTTGCACAGCCTAGCGTCATGCAGGGTGCTTACAACGCTGAATTCAACCTTAAGTTGATGATCGCTCCAGTTCCCTTCCTCGGTATGGAAGGTGCTGTACAGCAAGACTATGCTGTGATTCCTTTGATTGAGGCTCGCATGAACGATGCGACCAACGTCATGATGGATGCAATGGCAACAGCGCTGTACAACAACACCAGTAACAGCCAGCAATTCACTGGATTGCCCATTGCAGTTGATTCGGCAGGCACCTATGGTGGCCTTAGCCGTTCGACCTACGCATGGTGGGGTTCCAAAGAGTATGCTGCAGGTAGCGTTAACCCAACCCGTCAAAACATCCTCCAGTACATTTCTGGAACGGTGAAAAACGGTGCTGAGGTGCCTTCCTTTGGCGTTTGCGGCTTTGGCACTTGGACATTGTTGGCGCAAGACTTTGTAGGCCAAGAAACCTACATGATCACCCCTGGCAGCAACTTTGCTAGCGGTGAAGAAGGCCCAACGTCTGGTTTCCGTGCGCTCATGGTTGCAGGTGTACCGATTTATCCTGATCCCTATTGCCCAGAAGGCACTTTGTACTTGCTGAACTCGAACTATCTCAGCATGTACATCCACGATCAGGCTGAGTTTGCGTTTACTGGCTTTGAGTCCACGCTGCCTAACTGGCAGATTGGTTATGTTGGCGCAGTGTTGACCATTGCTGAAATGGTGAGCACCAAGCCTAAGAGCATGACCAAAGTGACCGGCCTTAACTCACTCACGCTGTAAGGAGTCGATCATGGCATTGGCACTTAATAAAATCATCGTTAGTGGCTTAAGCAGCGATGCTGATGGCGCGTACTTTGACTACGTTACCCAATCGGTAACGGCAGGCACTGACTACACGCTACCAGCAGGTCTGTACGTCATCTATCCCGTCGCAAACTGTAAGTATCAGGCTTATAACGGCTCTGCATGGGCTGATGTAATTGCAGCAAATACAGGTGGCATGATGGTTTCTGATGGTCAGAACGTTAAAATCGTTTCGACCTCTGGCACTGTCACGGCACTGTTCTTGACCGTCAATGGCGGTCAGGCTGCTTCTGGCACCTACAACTCGTAATTGGAGTAAAGCATGGATGCAAACAAAGTCGGTAGTCTATTGCCGCAGCAGTTTGGAGGCATCCTGCTTGGGAAGTTGATCGGCGCGAACATGAATTCCACCGCCGATCAGCAAATCACCATGTTTAGCAATCCGTCGAAGTTTATTCTTCGGCGCATCGTGGTGACGAATGCTTCAATCTCTTTGACCACGGCTGCTGGCGGCGTTTATACCGCTGCTAGCAAAGGTGGTACAGCGGTTGTTGCGGCGGCCCAGGCTTACTCCTCGCTTACAGCGTCAACGCTTTTCCTTGATCTCACGCTTAGTACGACAAGCAGTGCAAGCACTACGGTGAAATCAAGCATTCCCAACTTATACTTATCGCTCACCACCGCTCAAGGTGCTGCAGCAACAGCGGATGTATATGTTTACGGGGATATTTTAGAAGCATGATCTTTGTTACAAACAAAGGCTCTCAGCCACTGGTCGCCAAGTACGTCGATCAGTGGTTTGAGTTTCCGCCAAACAAAAGCGTACAAATCGAACCTCATGTCGCGCGACATATCTTTGGGTATGGCGACGACAATAAGTATCAATACTTGGTGCGTTTAGGTTGGATGAAGATGAACACCGACCACGATAAAGCGATGGCTCGCCTTGCTGAGTTCACCTTTACGGACGCCCCGGTAAAACCCGACCAACAATCAGCCGTGTTGGTGGAACGAGTAGCCCCTCCCGCTCCGCGTGGGCGAGCTGGGGTCAAAGTCCAGCCCCAGACAAGCGATGAGGCATAAATGGCAACCTACTCAGGGTATATCGCAGAAGTTAGAAGACTGCTGCATGATGCTGCTGGCAACTTCTGGACTGACACCGAGCTAACCGATTACATCAACGGTGCTCGGCATCGTGTCGTGCGTGACACGGGATGCCTTCGCAATATCCTGACTGGAGCTACAACCACCTCGGTTGAAGTTTTTAACATATCGACCCTTACATTGCCTTCGTGGGCAGAGCAGATTCTTGATGTTTTGAACATCAATCTGTATTGGGGTAACACTCGCATACCTTTGCGTTACATGTCGTGGACGCAGTTCAATGCTGAGTTGCGGTTTTGGCAGAACTACACAGGCAGACCCATTGCGTTTACACGCTACGGGCAGAATGAAATTTACTTTGGCCCAGTACCTGATCAAGTCTATGTGATCGAGGTTGATACCATCCTCTTGCCTGTACCGCTTACATCAGACTCGCAGACTGAGGTGATCTTAGAGCCTTACACCTCGCCTGTAGCCTTCTATGCGGCTTACAAGGCTAAATACAAAGAGCAATCTTACGGTGAAGCAGAAATCTTCAATGCCGAGTACAAGAAACAGCTACTGGCAGCGATTAATTCGAGCTTCACGCGTCGTTTACCAACGCCTTACTCGGTTCAGTAATCATGGCCGCGGTTGAGCAAAAGAAGTCCTACCACGTTACCAAGGATTTCAAAGGGCTTAACACCAAAGCCAATCGCACGGCTATTCAGGAAAATGAGTTTGCCTGGATAGAGAACGTGATGCCTATCGGGTACTCTAACCTGAAGGTCATACCTAAAGAAAAGCGCGTTACCTACAGTAGTACGAATTTCAGTTGGGGCGGCACGGTGCATTACATGGCACCAGCCAATATCAATGGTATCGCCTACATGTTTGCGTTCTTCACCAATGGAGGTGCGCAGTATGTCAGCCTGGAAACCCCTACCGCACCGATCACCCTGGCTAGCTCAGGCACGTTCAGCGGAACCCGTACTCAAATCAGTCAATGGAAGAATGAGCGAGTGCTCATCATTGACACAACTTATGGATACGCTACGTTCGACGGGACGAATCTCGTTCGGGTCGGTTCGGTCGGTACCATTACGATCACATCAGGTGGATCTGGATACTCAGCAGCTCCGACAGTAACGATTAGTGCTCCTAATCAGACTGGCGGCGTACAAGCAACGGCTACTGCAACAATAAGTGGTGGCATTGTCACTGCAATTACTATTACTGAGCCTGGAACGGGCTACACATCTGCACCGACAATCACGTTTTCTAGCGGTGCCGCATCAGCTACGGCCACAGCAATTAACCAGCCTGGCACTTGCATACAGTCTTTTTCAGGTCGCGTATGGATTGCCGACGGTAGAACCATCTATTACACGGCGGCAGACAGCTATAACGACTTCACAAGCATCTCTGCTGGCAACATTACGTTGGTTGATGGCACCCTGTATGGTGACATTACGCAAATCATTGCCGCTAACAACTTCCTCTACATCTTTGGCGAATCGTCAATCAACGTCTTTTCGGATGTTCGCGTCAATACGTTAGGCGAAACGCTCTTTACCAACACCAATATCAGCGCTTCTATTGGTACGGAACTGTTTTTAGGTGTCTTTGCGTACTTTAGAAGCATCTTATTCATCAATCGATACGGTGTTTACGCCTTAGTTGGTGCTACAACGACCAAGATCAGTGATGCTTTAGACGGCATCTTCCCGAATATTGACTTTAGTTCATCGGTAACAGGCTGTCAGACACTGATTTACAACATTTTGGTGTCTGCATGGAACGTCAGATACAACGACAATGGCACTTATCGGCGTGTTCAACTGGTTTTCTTTGACCGCAAGTGGTTCATTAGTTATCAGGGCAACCTAACGCACATCAATTCATCGCCAGTCAACGGATTGATCAACTCTTATGGCGTTGAATCAGGTGGCGCATTCTTCAGAATGTACGAAGACCAGACAGCTAACATCTCAACTGAGGTTGTAACCGCGTTATGGGACTTAAAAGACCCGATTCGAGACAAACAAGCGCTTAAATTAGGCGTTGAAGCGACATTTCCAGTCACGGTTGCTGGCTCATTGAACATTTCGATTGATAGTGAGTCGAGAAGTTCAACGTCAGTGTCGTTAGGCAATGCGGTGGCATGGCAAAACGTATCATTCAATAACATTGCATGGACAAACAATGCTGGAAGCACCCTGCAATGGATTTCGTCTGGTTACCAGTTGACCGAAGGGTACAAGCTGCTTAAGTACGATGCGCAGATGTATGGCAAATACCTTGGCATGACGGTAACATCAACGGCACCGGCCTTTACATTCAATGGCTTCCAGCTTGAACATGAACTAAGAGCGAGGTTCTGATGGCAAAGCCAGTAACAATCCCGAATACATTTGCCACGGCAACAACATCCATACCGCTTGCTAACCTTGACGCTGACTTTTCGACGGTTGCAACGGCGCTAAACGACGCATCAACCTATAGCAACTACGCACTCGATTCAGGCACTACTGACGCCTATGTGGTGTCATTATCAGGCTTATCCACGACCTATCAGGCAGGTCTTGCTATTCAGTTTCAGGCAACAACTGCAAACACTGGGCCTTGCACCTTAAACGTCAACGGCCAGGGTGCTAAGAACATCATCTATCCTGATGGCAGCACATTGTCTGCAAATGCCATTGTGGTCGGAGCTATTGCCTCGGTCATGTATGACGGCACGAGCTTTCAGTTATTGTCAGTTAAGAATGCTGCAGGAGGTGGTGGGGGTGGAGGAAGTGTTTCCTCGGTTGCCATGTCCGTTCCCGCATTTCTTTCGGTTGCTGGCTCGCCAATTACGACATCCGGTACGTTAGCAGTCACTTACTCTGGTACGCCGCTACCCATTGCTAATGGTGGTACGGGTGCAACAACTGCTGCAGGCATACGCACTACGATTGGCGCAGGCGATGTTAATGGCCCAGCGCTTTCGGTTGATAGCGAGATTGCGCTTTACTCAAGCACGACCGGCAAAGTCATTAAACGTGCAACAACGACTGGCATCTTAAAAGGGACGTCAGGCGTACTGTCAGCAGCGACTGCTGGCACGGACTATGTAGCACCAGGAGGCGCACTTGGCACACCATCTTCTGGTGATCTATCAAACTGTACTAACCTGCCTTCTGGAAGTATTACCGGATTGGGTTCTGGCGTACTTACTGCCTTACAAACCGCTGTTGGAGCAAGCGGTGCATTTGTTCCTACAGGCGGTACAGGTGCCACCGGCACATGGAATATTGACATTCTTGGTAACGCCGGGACTGTAACCAACGGTGTTTATACGTCAGGCAGTTACGCCAATCCTTCATGGATCACATCGTTATCAGCGGCCAAGATCACAGGCACATTGCCTATTGCCAATGGCGGTACAGGGCAAAGTGATAAAACATCAGCCTTTGATGCGCTAGCACCTAGTACGACCAAAGGCGACATGATTGTCTATACAGGTACGGACAATGTTCGTTTGCCAATAGGCACAGACGGTCAGATACTGGTGGCTGACTCGACAACCACCGAAGGCGTTAAGTGGTTTACATCAAGTGGCGCAGGCACAGTCACCTCGGTTGGTATATCGCCACCAGCGTTTCTTACCGCTGGCTCACCTGTAACAAGCTCAGGGAATATCACGCTTAGTTATTCAGGCACAGCTATACCAATTTCTTCTGGTGGCACGGGTCTTACAGCAGTAGGCACGGCAGGTCAGGTGCTTCGTGTTAATTCTGGCGGCACGGCACTTGAATACGGTACTCCGGTAGGAACTGGAGATGTCACTGGCCCTGCATCGTCAGTTAATGCTCAGATTGCATTATTCAGCGGCGTTACAGGCAAGATCATCCAAGCCGCTACAACCACAGGTATGGTTAAAGCTAGCAGTGGCGTTATTGCTGCAGCTACAGCAGGAACGGATTACGTTGCCCCTGGCGGTGCGTTAGGTACTCCTTCATCAGGAACTTTAACCAATGCAACTGGCTTGCCTATTTCAACGGGTGTTAGTGGCCTTGGTACAAACGTTGCTACAGCACTAGCAGTCAATGTTGGATCGTCTGGCGCTATTGTTGTTAATGGTGGCGCATTAGGTACGCCAAGTTCAGGCACATTAACAAACGCCACTGGCCTTCCCGTTTCAACTGGTATATCTGGTTTAGGAACAGGTGTTGCTACTGCGCTTGCAGTTAATACAGGCTCTTCTGGCGCTGTGGTGTTGTTTAATAGCGCACTCGGAACGCCTTCGAGCGGAACGCTTACTAACGCAACAGGCCTCCCGCTATCTACCGGCGTTACAGGAACACTCGGAACAAGTAATGGCGGCACAGGCAGGACAACCATTGGTACGGCGCTTCAATACTTGCGAGTCAATGCTGGCGCGACAGGGCTTGAATACGCAACGCTTACGGCGGGTGATGTTAGCGGGCCTGCGAGCTCGACCGACAATGCGATTGTTAGGTTTGACTCAACAACAGGTAAGTTGATTCAAAACTCGGCTGCAACCATTACCGATACAGGCCAGGCTACGTTTGTTGGGTATGTGCAAGTCACAGCTAATACGGGTGCCGGAACGCCTGGCTATCTCGAATTGCAGTCCAACGATAGCGGCACTGGCACTAAGGTTCTGCGGATTCAACCGAGTAGTTCTGCAACGACAACGCCACAGACTTATACGTTTCCAACAAACTATGGTTCTAGTGGGCAGTTCTTAAAGTCTGATGGTTCTGGTGGATTATCGTGGGACTCTCCAACTGGTTCTGGCGATGTAGTTGGGCCATCGTCTGCGACGAGTTCTGGCATTGTGTTGTTCGATGGAACGACTGGTAAGTTAGTTAAAAACTTCACAACAGGGGTTGCATATTTAAGCGCTGGTGGAGAGGCTTACATTTCAGCAGTCGGTCAATTGGTTACAAAGTATTCGGTAACAATTGATAGTGCAGACACTACTGGTCTAGTTCTTAATTCAGCGACTTCTGGTAACAGCGTTACATTCAAGCCCCCTTCTTCTGGCGGTAACTCGGTCTTCACGCTACCTGCTGGATACGGAACGCCAAACCAAGTGTTGCAAACAAATGGTTCTGGCACATTATCTTGGGCAACAGTTTCTGGTGGCGGTGGCAGTTCTACGGCTCAGAATTTTGCTTGGTTTCTTAGTTAAGGAAAAACAATGGGAACATTAGTTCTTGACGCAACCACAAAGACTATCCAGGCGGTGATGTCTGGGGCTGCGGCTACCAGTAATCCTGAATACACGGTTGCTTATGCTGACAGCACATCATCGTCGCTTACTGAAGGCGCAAGTGATGGTGCGCTTAATGGGACAAGTGCGGTTACGGTGGTTAGCTCTCCGGCGGCATCAACAAGGCGAGTTATCAAGTGGATCACCATCCAGAATAAAGATACCGCTGCGGTTACGGTCACGATCACCTACAACAACTCTAGCGGCTCTACAGCGCGACAGATCGCTAAGGTAACGCTTCAGCCTAACGACACTTGGACAACTGACGGTTCGTTTGACTCCACGGGTTCGCTGAAACAAACTGCTGGGTCCGTTGCTGTTGGGAACATTACCGGATTGGGTACTGGCGTAGCCACATGGCTTGCCACTCCATCATCGTCTAATCTTGCTTCTGCGGTTACCGACGAGACAGGATCAGGTTCATTAGTGTTTGCAACATCACCAAGTTTGGTAACTCCTGTACTAGGCACACCAACGTCAGGGACGCTGAGTAACTGTACGGTGGACGGGACTAACTCTGTAGGCTTTAGGACTGCTCCTCAGACATCAGGCGGTGCAAGTGCTTATACGTTGGTATTAACTGATTCAGGCAAGAGTGTAATTTTTACTGGTGGCTCAACAGCTACGTTAACAGTGCCGACTAACGCTTCTGTAGCGTTTCCGGTTGGAACCGTTCTTCTTGTCATTAATGACAATTCAGGCAACCTAACGATCTCTGGTGCTGGCGTTACTTTCCAATTGGCTAATGGAGCGACAGGGAATAGGACGGTAGCAACAAAGGGTTTAGCGACTTGCGTTAAAACCGCAACCGACACTTGGTATGTTTCTGGAGCGGGGGTAACCTAATGGCTGGCGCACTTACAGCAGC